CTAAACGGATGGCTGCGGTTCCAGAAACTTGACGGAAAACAGCACATAAAACCGGTCTCTTTCGTAGCTTCCGTACCAGTCCGGTTCTGCCGGCATGTCCTGATACACCATATTGTAAGTCCGGTAATTCTTTACATTTATCGTAAGCATTCCGGACGTAATCAGCGTCATCATGCGCTGGTATTTGTCCAGGCGGTCGGCTGCGGAGCTTCCACGAAGCCAGAACTGCAAGGTACGTTCGATGCTGCCCAGCTTCACGTTTGGGTTCTGAGGAAGCTCTACCCCGTTCCGTTCCCGGAAGTCTACGGTAGTAATATCCTTTGCCTTGGGCATGCGAAGCAAGGCATCCATGTTCACGTGTCCACCTTCTTCAGTCTCGCCCAGGAAGGCACCGTATTCCGTCCATACGTCTGTTCCGTTTATTGTAAGGTATCCTGTAAGGTCCATTTCTTTCAATTGATAATTAATAATTGACAATTGATAATTATTTAAGCTGTATTCCGTTCATTTTCATATCACTCAATATCTCGTGTATCTCCACCAGATGTGCCGTGTGTCCGGCTATGGTGGCCAGCGCCTGGCTGTCCTGCTTCTGTGTGTTTCGGATTTCCTGTACAAACTTGTCAATATTCGCCAGATGTGTCTGCATGTTACGCCCTATGCCCTCGAAGGTGGATATGCTTTCCTGGCTCATTGTTGTAAGTGCACCACTGCCGGGCGACTGGCTGCTTCCCGATCCGGATGCAGACCATCCGAAAGTATTCATCAGCTCTTCCCGGTCTTTTATCATCTGATCCACCATTGCCTGATTCTGTTCCCTCAGACTATCCACTTCATCTCTGGTCAGTCCGTCTTCGCCTAATTTTACCCAGTTGTCGTATAAGGCTTTAATCTGGCTGTTGTATTTATTCGCAATAAGTGAGCGGAAGAAGGCATTCTGGAGATTCTTTTCCAGATTGTCTGCCAGGTCTTCGTTGGTAGATTCCAGATCAGATATAAGGTCAAAGTATCCATCCTTAAACGCATCAAATCCGATTCCGGTAATGGCTTCCTGTTCCTTTGAGGCTATTTCTTCCAGTTGATCCGCGTAAGAACCGATATTTTGTATGTAATCGATGAATTCAGAATTTACATCCGTCAGTACGGAAACAAACTTCTCATCCTGAAGCACATTCCCGATGATACCTGCATCCAGCCCCAGTACATCACCCAGACTTCCGACCTGCTCTCCGACCAGTCCGGACAATCGCTGCCAGTCCTGTGACGACATCCGGTCATTCACCCGATATCCCAGGGAGTGGGATCCGATACTTGCACCGCTACCCGCCAGCATATTGGCCAGCTGCCTCTGCCGTTCAATCTGCACGTTTACCAGTTTTTTTGCTTCCTCTGCTGCCTTCTGCGCTTCTGCTCCGTAGTTGATGTCGATGTATTCCTGCTTCTTTGAAATAAGATCATCCCATATATCAATCAGCCCTTCATACTTTGATTTCAGATTTTCATATCCGGAATAATCTGCACCGCCGAAGCCAAACAGTCCGGCTATAGTATTCCCGACTCCAGTCAGAATCTTAATTGATCCAGTAATGGCACTGAATGGTTTGGTAATGTCGATACTTTCCAGTCCATTCATTACCTGACTGACTCCGTTCAATGTTTCACTGACTGCTTCCGGAACTTTTACGCCAAGGTTACCCAGCATGTCTACGATGTCATTCCCTGCATTGACAACAGCCATTCCTTTCTGTCCGATAGAATTGGCCGCCTCTGTCAGATTCTTCTGGGCACTGTATCGTTTATCCTGAGCAGCACGAAGTCTTTCCTCCGCTTCGGCCTGTGTGACCAGCTTGCGGGTAAGGGTTCCTGTTGCTTCGTCATATTCTTCCACGATGACACTTCCACCCATCTGAGCCTGTTGCAGCAGGTTCTGAGCAGTACGTACCTCTTCCATGGCGGACTTGTAGTCCTCGTATCCCTTCTTCATTGCCTCGAACGGGGAACGGTCGGCCAGCTCGGAGTCTATCTCCTTGAAAGCATCCATTACCTCCTTGAAGGATTCCGGACTGATGTCATCACCGATTCCTTCCAGGTATTCCTTCAGCTTCTTGCGAAGGCTTTCCAGCGTATCGGTCGACACACGGTCCAGGTCACCGAAGATCTTATCCCAGTCCATTCCTTTCTTCATTTCCTCGAAGTCCAGGCTGGCCAGCTTGTCGTCACGTTCACGAGTCAATACGTCAGCTTCACCTTCTGTTTCCGCAGCGGCAATCTTCCGCGCGTAATCCATCGCGATGGCCAGACGCTTCTCCTGATACGTGCCGTATTGTTTATTGTAGTCGATAAGGCTCTGCGTGGCCTTGTCGCGGTATTCCTGCTCAATCTGATAGATCTGTTCATTATACACCTGTTCTGCCAGCACACGGTTGTTTTTAGCCGATTCCTTTACGGCATCATATTGGCTCTGCGGAATGTTGTCACCCTGCTTGCGTGCTTTATCCATCTTTGCCAGTGTATCCCGTTCCTGCTTGTCGATGTCGGCAATACTGTCATCATATTCCTGCTTTGCCAGTGCCATGCGCTTGGCAATACCTTCCTGCATGATCTGGATGCGAAGTTTCTCCGTGGTCTGCTGCGCACGAATACGTGCATCGGCAAGCTGGGAGGCGTAGTCGGTCTTTCCGGAACCTGTACCGGTTTCGCCACCTCCTCCGTTTGATTCAAAAAGAAGGTCTTCTATGTTTACCTGATCAGCCAGACTCTTATTGAATTTGGTCAAATCATAAATCTTCCTTCTCCATTCGGTAATCTTTTCCTCGCTCTCTTTAAACTTTCGGTCATAATTACGGTTGGTTGCATCGATCACACCGTTACTAACAGGAAAAAATATTTGTTTTTGTCCTTCTTTCAGCTTACCTACAGCCTCAGTCCTTTTAATTTCATTCAGTTCCTGCTTCTTGTATTCTTCCGTTATTTTTGTTTCCAGATCAAGGATCTCCTTGCTGTTTTTTATCAATGTTTCTTTGGCTGCCTGCGCTTTTGCTGAAGCCATAATAGCCGTAGCCAGTTCGTTATATTTGTCAGCAGCCTTTCCCACTAAGATCTCTTCATCCGAAAGATTCTTAAAGTATTGAGGATATTCTTTTTTCAGTTCCTTTACAGCTGAAATACGTTCATTCATACCTTTGGAACTGTCTACTGCAGCCTTATATAGTAAATTGAGCTGTACTGTTTCATTCTGTGCAGTCTGCTGAGACTCAAGCATGGCCTTTTTATAATTTTCCAGAGCCTCTCTGTTGTTGTCTATAGCTTTTTTCCCGTTGATAAGTTCTTTTATCCAGCTTGCAATATCCTTTCCGAACACAATACCCAGCGAAATGGCTGCTACCAGTGCTGTCTGCCATGAGAATACAGCACCAGCCAACTGTTTCCATACCGGCACACCCTTTTTTCCTGATGCGGCCAGAAGCTCGTTCTGTTTCCGCACATCAGATATTGCATCCGCCAGCATAGGAAGGTTGTTGGAAATAGCGAGGATAAACATCTGCGGCCCCATGGCCAAAGATGGCAGTTCTCTTGCTACCTGGCTGAACTGCATCTTCAGGTTGTTTGTCTTACGGGTTACGGCTTCGGTGTCGATATCAATGGCCTGCGTTTTTGCGGTTTCTTCTTTCGTCTTTTTCAAGCTTTTCAGTCCGGCTTCCAGTCCGCGTACTTGTCCGGTAAGAGCCTGAATGTTGGCGGTCTCCTGTGTGTAACTTATACCCGCAGCCTTGTTGACCTCCAACTGGTGTTTCTGTTCGGCAATTACCTGTTTTAATGCAGATATCAGTTGCAGAGTCTGATTTTCCACATCATCCACATTCTTACCCACGCTCTGTAGTCCGGCTTTGGTAAGGTCTTTCATGAATATTTCAAGCTGTACAGGTACTGCCATATCCTTAATCTTTTACTGCGTATTTTGTGAAGAAATCCATCGGGTTCATCCCCTTTGTCGTGTTCTTGTTATCTGTTTGTTTGTGACTGTTTCTTTGTTTTTCACGTTCCTCCATTTCGCGGATCTGTTGCATCATATCCGGCTTCTGCGGAGGAACCCAGTGCGGCATGTCTGCCATCATCATTTGCAGGGTTACTACATTCACTTTGTCCAGAATATAGTCAATGCTCCAGCCTGTTTCCGTGGCCAGCTGGCCTACTACGCCGAAAAGGCTATGCGAAGGTTCCGTATGTCCCTTCTTTAACTCCTCGTTTCGTTTTCGCTCTCGTTCCGGCTCGCTAAGGGCTGCATCTTGTTCAGTGCTGCTGCCGATGCGATAATAATCCCGAAAGACGTGGTAGATGTACTGTTCAGTATTTGTCGCCAGGCGGATGAAAGTTCGTCGGGCGTCATCAGTTCCCGAAGCATCCATGCCACCGGGCGGTTTAGTAACCTTCCCAGTACCGGGCCTCGAACAATTCCGTATGCCACCATCCGGCTGATATCCTTCCCATGCAGGAAGACAAACCGGATGCGCTGGTCCAGGTCGTATGCATCATATTCTTCCGGAGTCACCCCGATTCGGAGATAACGCTTGCTGATACGGATCAGGCTGCGTGTGGTAGGTGTCTTCATCGTGATGCGGAACGGACGTTTCCGCAATACCGTATGAAGCGGCAGGCTGATTCCCCCGTTACTGAGGGAGACGCCTGCCAGCAGTTCTATATCCTGTGCCTTCATACTTATCCTGCTGCGTCTGCGGTTGAGTCTGCGGTATCAGGTGTCACTCCGGGAGGATAGATACGGTAACGTCTTTCCTTGCCGTCGGTTGGTTTCAGCATATCCACACGGATACCCATTGCCAGCACATTCTGCATGTTGATACCATTCTGCCATCCGTTACGGCTCAATCGGGAGTTAAATACACGGAAACTGTGGCCTGAATGCATAGTGATAGTCAATACGCCATTGGCTACCATCTTTGTCGGTGGTGTATAAGAGCCGTCAGCTTCTTTCTGTCCACCGAACACATTCACCATGTTTTCCGCATTCAACTGGATAAGGTTCATTGTGAACGCATCGCTTCCCGGATTGGTCATAATGCTGTCTACCGGTCCGTCTGTTACCTGTGCGGCATTCACATCCATAAAGGTAGGCGCATTTCCTGCCGGCTGCATTCCGTTTTCATCCAGCCAGCCCAACGTCTTTTCCCCGCCTTCCGATGTCTTGAACTTTAGGGCGGCCACACCATACATCAGTCCGTTGCTTGTATCTGCCATAATCTTGTCGTTTTTAATGTTTGCTTAAATAATATTTAATCAGTTGCCAGATAAGGAAAATCCCCAGCAGGGTCAGGGCTGTTCCTGTCAGCCATCCCTGCACTCCAGGGCGTGTTTCCTTCAATTCCTCCAGTTGACTTTCCGCTTCATCACGGATACGGTTTGAAGTGGTTTTCTCTTCCTGGATTACCTTGCGTTCTTCACCTTCATGCTGCGCTGTGATGTTCACACCACCTTTTCCGTCACTCTCCGCACGGAGAGACAAACGGCCATCGTGCGCAGTGAGGCCGACGCCTTCAGGCAATGTAGGAAGAAGCAGGAGGCGGTCGGCATCCAGTGCCAGACTCGTCTGCGTCATCGGGACCGGTTCGTAAGCAGTCACCTTCGTTGCGGTCTGCGTCAGACTGTCCTTTCGGACGGCTGTCCGGTTCTCCTGTAAACTGCTTGTACTTTTGCAGCTCTGAACGGAGAGGACAACTGCCCCAATAACGGCACACAGCAGCCCGGCGCGTAATGCGTTCCAATTTAAATATACGTTCATCCTGTCTGATGGTTAAGTTCTGTAATTCGTCAATTTTATGCTGAAGGCCGATCATCGTTTTCCCGTTCGCTTCGTACATGGTCTGGAAATATGACTCCACGTCCTTTTGCGATGCTGCCTTGTTTTTCCGGCGTGTCCGCCATAGCTCAATCAGGGCCAACAGCCCTCCGCCAGCGAACAGCCATTGTATAATTTCCCTGATTGTATCGCTCATGGCCGGTTTGTCTTTAAAGTTTCAGTGTCTGTTTCCGGTTGTTCCCGTCGCGCTTGTAAGACACATGCACCCAGGAATAATTCTTTTCATCAATCAGCTGGTCGAAAGGCAGATTCTCACGGATGTACTCAAAGAGTTTCCGGTTCTCTTCCCTGCTTCCTGCCGTAATGTCGGCAGCCTCCCCTTTCAGATGCTGGCTGCTTGCCTTACCTCCTACCAGCCGGTTCAGTTGCGGACAACGGTACCCGGAGTTGACGTATATCGGTTTCCCGTACCATTCGCGGAGCGGGTCAAGCACGTTGTCGGCCAGGGCTTTCAGATTACCCGCCTCCTGAAGAGGCGGTGTATTCTTGATTCCATGAGCGTCGGCGGTGGTGCTGGCACAAAGTTCACCCATTGTAAAGTGTTTCATACCTCATTCCTCCTTATGCTTCAAGTTCCTCACCGGCTGCAGGGTCTTCCTGCAACTTTTCTTCCAGTCCGTTTACACCTTTTGCTCCTCCTTCAGACAGGACCATGGCCATTTTGGCGGCTTCAGCTTCACGGCGTACGGTAGCCCAGTTCTTGTCTGCTTCCACTTCCTGATCGGAAGTCTGTGCGGTCGTTCCGTCATAACTGTAGATGGCACCGAGAGCTTCCATTTTCTTCGGCAGTACGATGTAGTAGTGACGGAAGTTCACTTCGTTCTGCTGGTAGTCCGGGTTGGTCTGTGCGTCGCGGTAATACATCTTGGTGCTACCCTGTGCACGGAACACACGCTTGGTGTAGAAGCAGAAGGATGCCTGATGGTCAGTGCCCGAAGGCGAGTTCTTGAATGGAACCTTGGTTCCTTCCTTGGTAAAGTACGGACAGTTCTCAAATTCATATACTTCGAAGCCGTACATGTTGGCAATCTTTCCGGTTGTGTAGTTGTAATACTGGTCGCGGAACTTCTGGTCGTCTTCCAGCAGGTCGTTCACATGATCCGAGCAGAGTACCAGTCGGCGGCCTGCTGCCGGAATCTGCAAGTCATCCAGCTTGCGTTTCAGCGCGATAATATCCTTTCGGGTACATTTCTTTCGTCCGTTGTCATCTTCACCGGAAGTAGGCACAACCGGAGTCTTGGCCGTATTGCTGTTCGGAGCCAGCGCGTGAGCCGCTTTCTTGAATTTGGCGATAGTAATGGCATCACCATGACGCTCGATCACACTACCCATCTTGTCGTATGAGATGGCAAAAAGCTGGTCGTCCGATACGGCAGTTTTCTTGGTCTGGAACTTGTCAAGGCCCAGTGCAATATCCCCGTCCTCCAGTTCCTGTGTGGCAATGGGATACGTCGTGTTGTTGATCAGCACGTCCGGATCACCGCCCACATCCACCAGATGCACCACTTCGTTGTTCACCGCAGCCGAATAATCGGACACGCCGTCAAGGAATGAGGCGGTCATGCCTCCGCGAAGCTGCTTCACCAGCTCGCCCGTCCACACTTCGGTATAGACACCTTCCAGGGCGGCACCTTTCGGAAGGAACTTGCCCAGTGCTATCGGAAGCACTACGCCCACAATCAGTCCCCAGAATCCTGCATTCGGTACTCCAAGCAGAAAGAGGATAATGATACTCATCAACACATTCACCAGTGTGCCGGTTACGAATTTTACGATTTCTTTTCTCATGTTCGTGTTTTAATTTGTGTTCAACAATCAGTTAAGTTCGGGGCAGTCCACACCGTATTCTGCCTTGTACAGTCTGCGATACTGTTGCGGATCGTCCTTTCGCATCAGCTTCAGTTCCTCTGCCGGAACTTCACTCAGTTTCTTCCAGTCGCCGGTTGCCGTTTGCGAGGTAGCGCGGTTCAATACCATCGACGGCTTTACTGTGCCGTGCATGGCCTCGAAGGTCAGTTTCAGGCTTTCCTGGCCTACCTTCTTCCCCAGATCGATAAAGTGAGCTTTCTTCCCGGCTTCAATCTTTCCGGAAGTTACGGCTTCTTCTACCAGCTGGGTAATGCCCGACAGACGCAAGGTCTCCAGTTCCTTTTCCAGTTTTTCCTTTTCGGTACGCAGCGTCGCGTTGGCCGTCTGGTAACCGAGCAACACATTAATCTGTTTCTGCACTTCCTGCAGTGTGGCGGTGTCCGCCAGCCCCAGCATCAGGGCGATGGTTTTCAGTTGTTCGTTCATTGTCTGTAATGTTTGGTTTTCATTTAGGGTTTTCCTTAATAGCGGCAGGTCGCATCCGCCTCCTGCATTCAGTCTGAGTTCCCGCCCCTCGTAAGAGAGCCGGATGTTGTCGTCATTTCCGCCGATGTCCACCATGCTGTATTCCATCAGCTTGCAGCGGGTCACGGTAGGACGGGTTTGTCCGGGTTTCAGCAAGGCAGCATCTTCGCTTGTTTCAAGTATCTCGAAGTTGGGCGAACCCATACGTAGCGTGCCCTTTTCCCATTGCTGCTTTGCCAGACGCGATTCTTCGCGTACCTCATCAAACCAGGGTTCGCCGGTCACTTCTCCATCCGCTACGCGTATGTCCTTGATCATTCCTATTACCACGCCCCGCTGGTGCATCCAGAGCAGTACGGGATTCCGGTTAAACTGCGTCAGGTCGATGCCTTCGGTACGGATCCACGTGCCGTAGCAGTTCAGCGTTTCGTTCGATATTCTGATTCGTTTTGCCATTTTTCCGTTCGTTTGACGCAAACTTACTCTGCCTTTCCCGTCCGGGCAAAAAAGTGTGTAACGGTTGCAAGGAAGTGCGTAACCTGTGCACTGTTTTCTGTAACGCTTGCACTTCTTTTTTCCCTAAGCCCAAAAATGGATGAACTTTGCCTTAAACGAATATTAAATACAAGGTAAAACATGGCTAAAAACGACACAAAACAGGAGCTGGCTCGGGTGCTCTACATGAGCGGACTTTCACAGGAAGAGATTCTTCAGAAAGTGGAAGTGAGCCGTCAGACGCTTAGCCGGTGGATCAATACTCTCGGCTGGAAAGAGATGAAAGCGGCACGCAACATTACCCGTCCGGAACTGGTGAACAAACTGCTGTCTTCCATCAACTCCCTGCTTGACAAGGCGAACGAGCCGGGGAATGAGGATATGCTGGCTAGTCTGGGCGACAAGCTGATCAAGACGGCCACCGCCATCGAGAAGCTGGAGAAGAAGGCCAGCGTGGTAGACCGTATCGACACAATGATCGATTTTGAAAACTGGCTGGCGGCGAACCGTGAGAAGTATCCCCAGCTGACCAACGAACTGTTCCAGCTCGTAAACCAGCTGCACAACGATTACCTGAATGAACTCTTCGCCCAGAAAGGAGGCTAAGCATGACGGAACAGGAAAAGAAAGAAGCTCTTAAACGATGGCAGGAACACTGCAAGCGGGTGGAACGGATGACCTCGCAGGAACGGGTGGAAACCGAAGCGGAACGCAAGCGGAACATCGCCCGTGCCCTGAGAGATTACGACTGTTTCTGCCAGCGCTACCTTTCGCATTATTGCCAGTGTCCGAATGCGAAATTCCATAACGAAGCTGCACGCTACATCGCCGCTCATCCCGAACTGCGTCTGGTCTGCAAGTGGCCACGCGGTCATGCCAAGTCGGTACACCTGGACATCGGCATCCCGCTCTGGCTGAAGTTCCGGGATGAGCTGCATGTCATGGTACTGGTAGGCAAAAGTGAAGACAGTGCCGACGGCCTGCTGGGAGATTTGCAGGCAGAACTGCAGTACAACCAGTACATCATCCGGGACTTTGGCGAACAGTACAACAGCGGCATGTGGCAGGAAGGCGAATTCGTGACCAGGGATCAGTGCGCCTTTTTCTCACGTGGCCGCGGTCAGTCACCCCGTGGATTACGTTTCCGTGAAATGCGTCCGAACTACATCGTGGTAGATGACCTGGACGACGATGAAATGTGCCGCAGCGAAGCCCGTGTACGCGAGATGACCAACTGGATAAAGGAAGCCCTTTTCGGTTGCTTCGGAGGCAAGGACGGGCGTTTCATCATGGTGGGAAACCTGATTTCCAAAAACTCCGTATTGCAGAAAATCATCGACACGCCGACCGTAAAGACCATTGAGGTGAACGCCATCGATCGCAACGGGAATCCTGCCTGGCCGGAGTTCTACACCATCGAGAAACTGCGCGACCGCGAACAGTTCATGGGCTACCGCTCGTTTCAGAAGGAATACATGAATAATCCCATCACCGAGGGAGCCGTGTTTCAGGAACGGTGGATACGCTGGCGACCGATGCTGAAACTGAAATACTACGAGCAGATAGTGCTCTACATCGACCCTTCGTGGAAATCCTCTGGAAAGAACGACTACAAGGCTGCTGCCATGATAGGCCGCCCCAGGCGCGGATTGAAAACCGCCTCCCACCGGGAACTGCATCTGCTGCGTGCCTTCTGCCGCCAGTGCAGCGTGGGCGAAATGGTGCGCTGGCTCTACGATGTCTACGAGTCACTGCCCGAAGATGCGGCGGTCAGCATCTACATGGAAGCCAACTTCATGCAGGACACCATTCTCGATGAATTCCAGCGCGAAGGTGACGCACGGGGCTACCAGCTTCCCATCATGCCCGACAAGCGGAAGAAACCCGACAAGTTCGCCCGTGTGGAGGCTATTAGCCCACTGTGGGAACGTGGTTACTTCTTTTATAACGAAAAACTGAAAGAAGACCCCGACATGCGGGCCGGAATCGACCAAACACTGGCTTTCGAACAGGGAAGCCGGGCACACGATGACTTCCCCGATGCCAGTGAGGGGGCAATTCATAAATTACAGAAACAAACCCGTGAGGCTTCGTTCACTCCCCGACTGGGTGTAAGGCGGCCTCCTAAAAACTCATGGTAATTATGTTTATCACCGAACAAGACTACATACAGGTCAGCGCCGACGCGCTGAGAATTATCCAGCAGGCTACGGACGACAATCGTCTGCTGGCCGAACGCCGTGCCATGGACCGGATTGCAAGCTATCTGGACGGACGCTATGACATGCAGACGGCCTTCACCGCCGAAGGCGAAGCAAGGAACCTCGACCTCGTGGGACTGGTGGCCGACCTGGCACTCTATTTCATGGTGCTCAGTCTGCCGCAGAAGATGGGCTACGAAATCCGGAAGGAACAGTTTGAAAACGCCATCGCCTATCTGGAGAAAGTGCAGGCGGGAAAGGCGGTCATGAACCTGCCCGAACTGCAACCCACGGGCGAAGAAGGAGAACAGACCGGAGCCGGTATACGCTACGGCTCCGACAAACGTAACAATTATATCTGGTAACGACTATGGCAAAGAAACCGAAAATAGAATATCTCAACCGGATGAATGCCGCCGAAAGACGGCGCATCAAGGAAATGAGCGTCAAGCTCCAGTTGCTCACCGAAGCACTGACACGACGCGATCTGGCCGACTGGAGGCGTGCATGGCAGATGGCCATCAACGTGGACAACCCAAACCGTACACGTCTGCTGAACCTCTATACCGATGTGGATGCCGACCTGCACCTGACCGGATGCGTGCAGCAGCGAATGGGATTCGTGCTGAACAAGAGTTTCAAGCTCTGCGACGCGAAGGGTGTGGAGAATCCGGAACTGACGGAACTGCTGGAAGCTCCCTGGTTCAAGGAATTCATGCGAATGGCACTGGAAAGCAATTACTACGGTCATTCACTCATCGAACTGGGCGACGTGGTGGAAGTGGACGGGCGGATGGCCTACAACCGGGTCAGCCTGATTCCGCGTACCCACGTGATTCCCGAATACGGTGTCATCATCACCCACGAAAACGACACCTGGCAGGTGGGCTATGACTACCGGAACAGTGAAATGACCGACTGGTGCATCGAGGCAGGCGGTACGCATAATCTGGGTCTGTATCTGAAATGCGCCCAGCAGACGATCCCGAAAAAGAACATGTGCTCGTTCTGGGACATGTTCGGAGAAATATTCGGTATGCCCCTGCGAGTGGCTACTACCACCAGCCGCGACCCGAAGGAATACGACCGCATTGAGCGCATGCTGCGCGACATGGGAGCAGCCGCTTACGGCCTGTTCCCCGAAGGTACTACCGTCGATCTGAAAGAAAGCACCCGTGCCGATGCGTTCAATGTGTACGACAAGCGTATCGACCGCTGCAACTCGGAAATATCGAAAGGAATTCTTACAGTAACCATGACTATGGAAGACGGTGCCAGCCTTTCGCAGAGCGAGGTGCACCGCAAGATGCTGGAAAACCTGATTCAGAAGGATGCCGACCTTATCCGTGACCTGGTGAACTGGCAACTCATCCCCCGCATGATCCGTCACGGATTCCCGCTGAAAGGCTTCCGCTTCGCGTGGGATGAATCGGTAGACTATACTCCCGAACAGCAGGTAGCTTACGAACGTCTGCTGCTGGAGCATTACGAAGTAGAGCCAAAATACTTTGTCGACAAATACAACATCCCGTTGAAGAGGAAGAAAGACACTTCCTCCATCACGGTTCCGGATATGAAGAAAACTTCACAACAGAAGTCCGGAAAGGAAGAGCAGAAGCTGGCATTGCCGGAAGGGGAACACCCTTTTTTAGATAAAAACCTCACGCTCGATCATTCAAGCGAGCTTGATGAAACTCGCTCAACCGGTTTTTTCGACTAAGCCCCGACGATTATAAGGGGCTGCATCAGCGGTACGCCGACATCCTGAAACTGGCGGCGGAAGAAGATGAAACACCGGAAGAAGCGGAGGAAACCATGGAGTTTCCCACCCTGGAAGCCGGATGGATGCTGCTCATGGGATGGCTTTATCAGCAGGCGGGAATATCGCCTGAAAGCCTGACCGCCGAAGAGGTGCAGCGTTTCATCCGTACCCATTCGGATGTGCTGGATGGAGCTGTAGACACCGCCCTGAAAGAAGTCCCGCTGGACGACATTTCTGTGCAGCGTCTGAAGGAATCGAACTACGTGTTCAGCGGCATCAAGACCTTCCACGAACTGAACGAGGTTTTCCCCTCCCTGCTGGATGAAGAAGGAAACCGCAAGCCGTTTAATCAGTTCCTAAATGATGTTCAAAAGGTATATGATGCCTACAACGTGCAGTATCTGCGAACAGAATACAACTTCGCCCAGGCATCCGCACTGATGGCGGCACGATGGAAGAAATTCGAGCAAGACGGCGACCGATATAACCTCCAGTACCGGACCATGTACGATAAGCGGGTACGACGTACTCATCGGATGCTGCATAACATCACCCTGCCCATCGAAAGTCCGTTCTGGGACAAATATTTCCCGCCCAACGGTTGGAATTGCCGCTGTACCGTGGTGCAGGTACGCAAGGACAAATACCCCGTGAGCAACGAGCAGGAAGCCATGAACCTGGGCAGTCAGGCTACCGCCGGAAAGTATCAGGAAATGTTCATGTTCAACCCCGGCAAGCGGATGACCACCTTCCCGGCATACAACGGCTACACACTGCGCAAATGCAACCGGTGCGAAGTACGCCCTGACAAGATGAAGCTGGCTGCCGACATTCCGGACAATGAGGTATGCCGGGCGTGCAGGCTGCTTCAGGAAAGCATCAGCCACTATACGGTTGTTCCCACCAAAGCCGGAAAACTCCGCATTCATGACGGACACGGAAAGCATGAGCGTGAAGAGAACATCCGTATCGGAACCTACCTTGCCGAAAAGCACGGCTACGAAATAGACTTGCTGGACAATCCGCAAGGCAGAAAGAGCGCAGACAGCTACAACCGCACCTTGGACATGGAGCAGGAATACAAGATGGCTTCCACCCCGTCCGTGAATGCCATCGACCGCCTGATACGTGACGGACGGAAACAAGCTGACAACATTGTGCTATGGCTGGATACTGATATACCGTTGGGTAATTTACGTGATGCGATTACAAGTAGGATTAGAAGAGCTGATAACGTACAATCATTAACAATTATCCGTAATGGTAAAGATGTAACATATAATCGTGAGGATATATTGAAAAATAATTGGGAAATAAAACAGGCAGATTTCAAATAAAGAAACCTGCCTGAGTCGGGGCGCACGGCCTTTCGGCTTAGCACCAATGCAAATATACGATTAATTATTTAAATATCAAACCGTAATGACAATTATTCCATTATACCTGATGTGTTTCCTGCAATGCCTCAAGCAGTGCGCGTACCATAAGAATGTTGTCGGCATCAGTACTGTCGGGACAGCCGCGGTTCGTAACGTCGGTGTAATACACGCAGGAATCGAGCAGGATGGCCTGCAGGGCGGCTGCCAGTTCTTTCGGGGTGTTGTCCGCCACCACGCTTTCGAGCATGGTCATGTCGTATTGTGTCTTCATGGCTCAGTCCTCCTTTGCGTTAAGTTCCACAATTTCCTGCGGCTCGAAGTCGAAAGCGGTCTGTCCGTAGTCGATGCCTTTCTTGCGGATGCGCCAGTCGGGGAAGGTGACGCCCTTGTTCTTGTTTTCCTTGGCAATGTCGATGACGGACTGGAGTACGGGGTTGCTCACACTGTTTCCGCTGAGCACGTCCTTCACGTGATGGAGCGTAACGTTGTGCCGTTTTGCAATCTCTTTCAGGTTTGCCAGCGAAGTGTATCTGCGCAGGATAGCCTCCAGCTTGCGGAACCCCTCACGGTGTTTCGGGGCAGGAAGAATACGGGTGTTGACCAGCGTGCCGACATTGCGTCCGGTGAGGAACTTGATGAACCCATCTATAACAGCTATCCCGAAATGTGGATTAAGCCACATGGCAAATCTTATTGCCACATGATAATCAGTACACCAAGTACCTTGCTCATTTGCGTGTCCTCCTTGTTTCTTTATGATGAAGCTGTCATCTTCCGTTCGCCATATATGGCGAACGAGGTTCTCTTCTTCAAGAGCTGCCAAAAACTCCTTTGCCTCTGTTGTACGAAGCCATCTGTCCGGAGCTTTGTTCGCTCCATACGGCTTAGCCATCTGGGTGAGGTTTACCATGCAGTTGTTGATACCTTGGCGGGACACCGCCACTTCGTTTCCCTCAATGTTGAGGATTTCAATCAAATTCTTATTAGAGGTCATATTGATAAGAATTGTGATATAAAAGAAAAGCCCCCCGTAGGTGTGACCTCCACATACGCAGGGCGGATGCAGCCGGTTGTTTCCGCACGGCCACCATAGAGGGCTATTCTAAAATATCCTGCTCAAAATAAAGTCTTATAGATTTATTTGCCCAAGAATGGTATGTGAGGTCACCGGCAAAAGTACAACAAATTTTGAAACTACCAAATGAATGAAAGCAAAAAAATAACAGACGACCTACAGCGGCGCATCAACCTGCTGGTAAGGGAGACGCTGAAGGATATACGGACAGAAGCACTGGAAGAGTTTGACCGTAACTTTGAGCGGGAAGCCTTCTTCAATGAGAAGTGGGCACGGCGCAAATACAACGATGATGAGAGCCGGGGACTGCTTGTAAAGACCGGGAATCTACGCCGGAGTATCACGGGGCGCATCACTGACCGTGACAGCGTGGTGATAGAGACCACCGAACCGTATGCGAAGATACATAACGAAGGCGGCACCATCACCGTAACACGGAAGATGAAAGCTTACTTCTGGTACCGCTATCAGACCGTAACCGGAGGAAAGGCTGCCGACGGATTCAGCAAGAACCTGCAACGGAAGAAAAACGGTGCACCGCGCAACAACAAGCGGAACCGTGCCCTTACAGAGGAAGCCGAATTTTACCGGAGAATGGCTATGAAAAAAACCGGAAGCAAAATCACCATTCCCAAACGCCAGTTCATCGGGAACCATCCCGACCTGGAAAAACTGCTGAAAGAAATCTTTTATAATAACGCTAAAAACTTTGACACACTATGAGACGTATGCTTTATCTCGGCCTGACCGAAGCTTTAAAAGAACTGAAAGACGACGGCGGACAGCCGCTGATCCGGCACATTGACCTGTGGAACGAGCAAGTGGAGTTTATCGAACAGGAAGAGCCGTTTGACACCCCGGCGGTGTTTATCGAATTCCGGCCAGTGCAGTGGCGCACGCTGGGAGGAACCACCCAGCAGGCAGACGTTCCGTTCCGGTTGCATGTGGTCACCAAATGGCAAGGAAGCGCAAGGGATGGAAGCGTGTTTCAGGAAGAATCGCTGGAACGCTTTGATCTGTTGGACAAGATTGACGCGCACCTGTTCAACTTCTTCCTGTCTGTCCGAAATGAATCTGTCTGTATGACCCGCCGAACGGGCAGCAGCACCAACCACAACCACGAGGAACTGGTGGAAGACATCAGCGATTTCACCTGCCAGGCCACACAGACCTTTTAACCGAAAAGCGTCAGCTGCCGTTCCGCCTGGGCGATGCGCTCCGTTACGCGCGGATCGGCGCTGGCGTTGATGATATTGTAGAAAGTCTTTTCACAGATGCGGTATTTCGGCCAGATGTAACGACGAAGGATTTCCCGGTTGGACAGTCCGCTGCGTGCATGCTCATCATAAATGCGCACAATGTCCTGCACGCGGAAGGCATAACTCATTCCCACTATTTTCTGACGGTTACCTTTCATTCTTTTAAGCCTTTATCCTTTCCGCAAAGGTACAAAAAACCGCACAAAAATCAACACTTTATGCCTTGATTCACCTCTTCCGGTACTTTGGACGACAGGACTGCCGCTGCCTGCCGTAATTTTACAGCGTCATGACAGAAACAACTGATTTATCAACCCTCAAAAACATTACTGACTATGGCTATCAATTACAGCATTGCACAGATGAAAAACCCCAATGACAAGGGGGCACCGGCAAAGTATTATGCGAAGGCACAGGCATCCGGAAGCGTTGACATCAACGAACTGGCCGAAGAAATCTCGTACTCCACTACCCTCACCGACGGAGACGTGCTGAACGTGATCCGTGCGCTGGTGAAACAGATCAACAAGCATATTTCCAAGGGTGAAATTGTGAAACTGGAAAATCTGGGCAGCTTCCAGGCGCAAATCTCCAGCGATGGCGCAGAAGCTGAAGAAGAATTCAGCACCGCCAACATCCGGAAGGTATCGCTTCAGTTCCGTCCCGGTATCGGTCTTCGCGGTCAGCTCAGCCTTGACAACCTGACGTTTCACAAAGTGAAGCCGCTGAATGCTCCGGCTGCGGAAGAGGAAGAAGGCGGTCTGGGAGCCTGATCACCGACTACCCGGCAGTGACTGCGACATTACTGCCAGGTAGTGATCCAACTACCCTGCGGTAATTAATAATTTACTACGGGGTAGTTTTTTCATTTGAATTTAGTAGCTTTATAGTCGATTCATTAACTCTTAAAAACAACACAAGCGACCCATGAATGCCATTTACCTGACCGATCTGGCCCTGCTCTATTTTCCTCACAGCACCCCGCGAAGTGCCGTTTCCCAACTTCGCCGCTGGGTCAATCTGAATTCTGAACTTCAGCAGCGTCTGACCGAACTGCACTACCAGAAAGGACAGCGCGCACTGACTCCCCTGCAACATGCCGCCTTCGTTGAGTTCCTGGGTGAACCGGGAGAATGATACCATACACAGACAGCAATCCCCGGCATCGGTTTCGGTGCCGGGGATTTTTCTGTATTATTGTCTGATGCACTTGCGAAGGCTTTCCAGCAGGAAACGTACATTCAACACATCGGTCTGGTCTTGTTCTACCGGTCCGCCAGTATCCGTGTCGAGCAATCGCATGACTGCGGTAAAAAGAATATTATCCAGCGAAACAACAGTTTCTTCAAAGTCGGCAATTTTGAGGTATTTCTCCCATTGTTCATAATTGAATTTCGTTGCCATAGGTCAGTCCTCCTTAAATTCAAGTTCCAACTGGCGTTTCTTTGTCTTTTCACGGATGGAAAGGCGGATGCTTTCTGCATTGTTCCGCATTTCCAGCATTTTGCAGAGCGACTTCGATATATACCACATGCTGCCTATCATGGCAAATTCGTCTCGGTAGCTGGCAATGAGTCCGTAGAAGCTGTTCTTTGATTTGCCGAACATCTGGCAGTATTCGTGTATGGTGTAGTATTTTCCCATTCCCAACAGATTGACTCCACCGTTTACTACCTGATGGAATACGCGGCGGTAAACTTCGAACACCGGACGGCACTTGCGGACGATTAAGTATTCTGCACATGAGACAGAAAGGAAATATTCTATTATAGGTCTACCTCCTTTAGGGTTTTCCGCATTTTTGCGTAAAAATTGATAATCAAGTCCTTGCATAAATCCAGAACCCTCAGAAGTCAGTGCACGTACAGCTTCCTCTTTACGATTATAAGCTATCGGCCAGATGTCATCAAGGTTGATAGGAAATTCTTCACTTGACTTGTTTAACTCTACAATACCCATGAAGTATTGTTTCAGTTGTTCCTCGGTTGAGGACTTCGACAGTTGCAGGTGCGCATCCTGCATTGCGTTTTGTTTTTTCATAATGTTGTATTTTTAAATGAGCATTTGTGCGGATGATAAAAAAAGAACGGCATCCGCTTAACCCGCCGCTCTAAGACCATACAACAAGGACTTGCATACGCCATTACAACGATATGCGCGGGTACAGATGCCGCCGTATTATAGACGGTTTGCATACAGGCATAAAAAATGCCCGGATGCGGTGCAATCGGACAGAACTCGCTGTCCTTGTTGTATAATTTAAAATCTTAGAGCACCGCAAATATGCAAATTCTTTTTTATTATCCAAGCACGCTTGCCCGATTTTTTTCGGAATATCCCGAATTTTGTTCCCGGATAGGCGGTCAGGCCGCACCGGGATAGTGGTTATTAAAGGTCTATAATTTCAATCTTCAAATCACGCTTCAGTTCCCGAATCATGTCAAGTGTGTCATTGTTCTCGACATCAAAGCAGATACCCAGTAATTCCGGGTTCTGCTGTGATCGTTGCACCTTCAGATCGCAGGGGCGGTTCCACTTCACCCAGATGAACATAAACTGGCTGATCATGCTGTAATGAATCTTTGCCGCCACTCTGCGAGGTCTGAACAGATTAAGGTTCTGGTTCTGCATAGGGTTCTATGTTTTTAACAACCTGGCCACTCAACCAGATCCGTCCGCTGCCCTGACATTGCGGACACACTTTCTGCTGGGGATATTCCCGGCGCACATCTTTCTCTGCATATACGGTTACTGAGCCGGTTCCTCCGCACTGGCGGCAAAGGCATACACGGCGATGGATATAAGTCTTTTCTGTTTTCATCTTCTGTCTGCATCATTAAATTCAGGTTTCACATCGGGTTCTGCTTCGTAGGGGTAAACGTCCATAATGGCGGTTTCCGATACGGAAGCTATCACATAGTCTGCCAAAGTTCCTTTCATGCCTTCGTCCAGCTTCTTGATGGCATCACGAAGGTCGGAAGCTTGTACAAGTACGTTGAATACTGTACGCTTTTCTGCTCCGCTCTTCTCATCGAGAGTGACAAACCAAAGTTTGCACTTAAACCAGCGGTCGGCTGCTCCTTCTTCGGACGGGAACAGTTCATTGTAATTCGCTTTTGCAACTCCAGACACCTCGAACTCACCACTAATAAAAGGAGTCATTTCTTCGATGATACGGCTTTCGGCTTCGGTAAAGCTGAGCGCGTCTACCAGATAAAGTTCAGTTACTTTCTTATTCATTCCGTTTTCCAATGTCTTTTCAAAACGGATTTTACATGTAAACCAATTGTGCATCATAATTTTTCTGTTTTTGTTGAGTTTTTAAATATTACGTTAGTGTGGTCTTCTCTTGAATCATCCATACAGTTAAGTCCGTTGCCGTAGCAGCTTATGGTGTGTTCAAAAAACCAGCATCCGCTGCAAGGGTCTTCCGGATCTTCAACTTCGGCTACTTCGAGCGTATGTCCATTCCAGGTGAACGTTTCACCCAGTTTGTTCTCTTTTGTCAATTTTTCCATGCCAGTTTGATTTTATCTTTCAGCTTATTCCAGTCCCTAACCGCCATACGTGGTTCCATCCAGCAGAGCCAGCCCAGGATTCCCAGCAGATCTCCAAGGATCCGGAACAGGAATCCCAGGATGATCAGCGGCCCGATGACAAGGGAAAAGGCTGTGAACAGCATGATTTGTGTACGTTTGTTCATTATTCGATGAAATAAGATATTACTACCAGATTGCTTCGCATTACTATCAGGGACATCCGGTTATCGTCTTCTCCCAGCCATACGTGGATCAACGCCCGGCGTGTGTGTCCCTCATTTTTCAGGTTCTCAATACATCCTTCGATAATCACTTTCAGACGAAGGTATTCATCACGGGTTGGCTCCAGTTCCCGGTTTTGAGTTACACGGGTCATGTATCCGTGCAGCTTCTTCATCCAGCGCGGCCACTTGTCGCGCCGGATGTTGGTCTTAAAGGTTAATTCAGCCATATCAATCAGGTTTATATCTATTCACAAGCCACCATTTTACTTTTCCTACCCTTTCAACCAGTAATTCAAATGGAAGCTTTAAAAAGTAAGAAAACATAGCCATAATTAACAATGGAATGATCAATATGCAGTATACAGTCCATATTGCATACCATTTGCATTTAGACTTTCTTTTCATTTTTCCATCCATTAAGTTCATAAACCTTATCCCGTGCTTCCTCTTTGGATCGGCACTCCGCAATGGGAGTGCCTGTGCATGTGGACTGAGTGTATTCATTCCGGTATACGATCCATAGATTTCCACGGCGGGAATAACTGTACTTAGGCCGTCTGGACTGCATCGCTTTCTTTCTTTGGTTCGACATAGAAAGATTCGTCCTGTACCACCTGAATACCAATTTTCGGGAATAATTCGGCCACTTCAGGAACTTCCCGGTCGGCCAGCAGCTTGTCCTTGGCCAGTTCCTCTGTGGTACGAATATAATCAGGAAGGAATTCTTTTACCAGGTTGGTGACCGAGGCCCACGTAAAGCCTTTCAGATTCTTCAGCTTCGGGTTACCGGTGCGGAATCCGATGATACCATGTGCCGACTCCAGACTCTTTTTCTTGCTGAACAGCGTATCCTTATTCTCAGTGGCGTAGGTCTGCATCACTTCAAAAGTGCGGTCTTTCGTTTCGTTCAGTTCGGCCAGCTGGTCGGCGTACTTCTCGCGGATCTTAGTCATTTCCTGATCCATTTTAGCGGTAAGTGACTGGGCCTTTGCATCGGCCATTGCAAACTCGGCAAATGCCTGTTCGTACTGTTCGCGGCTTACTCCGCTGATTACTGTTTTCTTGGTTCTTTTTGTTGCCATTTTAATTGAGTTTTAATCGTTATTTAAATTCTGTATAACACAAACGTATTTTTGCTTCTGGATTAATCCCTTGTGCCAATTTCCTTACATCCGTCAAGTTGTCGGTTCGCCAGCATGAGCGGATGCTTTTATTCGGTCTGTCGTGGAAAGAATAAATGATCCTCCATACGATGTATTTCTTCCTATTCATCCCTCATGTCCTCCATTGCCGCCAAATCGTATTCCAGTTTCATGGTCTCATCAGCCTGTTGTCCGCAGAAGTTCTCCAGTTCGCGCAAGATTAATACCTGGTCGGCGTAATCGTAAGGCTGAAGCAGTTTCACGATGCCGTTCTGTATCCTTTCAATTGTCTGCTCCATTTTCTGCCTGCCTTTCTGTTACTGTTAAACGGTGTCCTTTAATCACTTTACTTTTATCAATTTCCTTTTTTGAATAAAATATCCGTTGTTTCTTTTTATATCTTGTGAGAACTCCTCGGTCAGCCCATCTTTTAATTGTGGATTTACCACAACCGATATAGAGACATGCATCCACTTGTGATATCAGATCTCCTGATGTCTTTTTCGAAATCTTCTCGTGGTTGCATTGATGAAGTCTGAGCTTTCTTTCTACACGCTCCAGGCGTTGTAAAAGATTATCATATTCATGACGCGACAGAGTAATTGTTTCTTCCTGCTCTTCCTCTTCTTCCGGTTCGTCTTCCAGATCCGGACAGATGGAACTGATACCAATCTTTCCGGCAAGGAACTGGGCTGCATCGCGTGCGGCATAGAAAAGAGTTTCGTTGCGCTCGTCTTCCGGAACGTCGCGCACATACCGATTGAATACCCATGATTCGCTGCGTTTTTCTTCTAAAACTTCCCTCTGTATGCGACATATCGGATCGTAATTACGTTCTTCCAGATACGCTATTGCATGATTTATTTCTGATTGCTTTCTCATATCATTCCTCCTTTCTTGCCATTGCCTCAAATTGTCGTTTCACTTCCTTCAGTTCCTCCAGCGACATTTCCGTAAGAGGCTTGCGGAACTTGCTGCGTGTACGGCAGAACTGGTTTATCTTCGCTTTGTTCATTTCAAAATCCGCTTCCGTTTCGTTCGTGTAATTCTTGTTCAGACAGGAGATATGAAACGAAAGGGAAAAAATCTGTTTCACTACTTTGCGTGCCTCACGATGGATGCGGTCAGCTTCCTCACGGTTGAACCGTGTTAGCAACAGTCCGGCTTCTTCTTTGGTCAGTCCGGCGGTGCTGTCGGTTCTTCCTTCCGTGAACTGGCTGATAAAACCATGGCGGTCATCATCATCAAATCCCATTTTCCGGAACTGAGCGTGCAGCGCCTTCACCTGCTGCGGTGTGATTGGACGGTCTTTCATCATTGTTCTCATGTATTCTGATTATGAATTGTAAATTGAAAAGATTATTCTTCTCCGTAATATTGCCGGGCTTTCTCCGGCACGATATCGTAATGTCCTACGGGACCGATAAAGCGTCCTTTTGAAAAGGCCCTGAAGCCTTCCACGTAAATCTTCAGCGAGGCATCGTACATCACTCCTTTGGCGGCACGTCCATTGGGTAACTGGCCTTCGGCGTGGCTGATGAAGATGAGCAGCTTCCGCTTATGTTGTTCCTTAAAGTCAATGTACTGACGGTACGTCATTCGTGTGTACTGGAAGGAATCGATAACCACGATGTCCGGGCTTTTCTGCCGGCGGAGTCGTATGCTGAGTTCATCCATATTCTCGTTGTCGATCAGCAGGAACTTCTTGTTTACTTCCATCATCCCGGTTCGGCGGATGGCATCCTGCATGGTGCGGCAGGCACCTTCCTCCATGCTGTCGTATGCCACACGGCCAAAACGGCACAAATACTTGCAGAGCTGGAGGGCAAAACTGGTCTTACCGCTACCGGAGTTTCCCCAGATGATCCAGACTCCACGGCGTTCCGGAGTGCCAAATGCATCGTACCAGGAACCATCGAAATCCATCACATCAAACTTCATGGATAGAAGTTCACGGACTCCTTTCGCATTGCGGTCGAAAGTGAACTTCTTTTTCTGTGGGGGCGGTGTAGTATCCTCTTTATTCATTGCTTCCTCCTTTCCTTCTTGCTTCGATAATACGTTTCTGACGGTGGATGCATCGTTTCACGCGGCGAAGGTCGTTGTCGCTTCGCCTGGCATCTTTCAGCACCTCTTCGATATCGGCGCGGTCTGTCAGGTTATTAGCCTGACAGATGGCGTATATGTCATTCTGTTCTGTGGGAGATACATCGAAGAAACGGCGTCCGATTCGGCTGTTTATTTCCTTGTAACCTTTCTTGTTGTAGCGAAGTCCGGCTTCCATGCGGCGCTTGATGTAATCCGTACTGAGAAACACGATACCTGAGTGTCCTTCCAGGCGGTTGTAAATGCTGATGAAATAGTTGAACACGCTGTCAGTAAGCTTGTCGCCTTCATCAAACACCAGCAGCGGATTCCCCAGGAAAGAAATCATACTGATGGCATTCTCCAGCATATCGCGGAGGTTGGTCGTGTCGGTAGGTGCGCCTACCTGTTTGGCTATCTCACGAACGAAGTCTGAGCGTCGCATATCTTCCGAACAAAGGATGTAGAACACGTTACGGTGCGTGCGGCGGTATTCAATGGCTGCCGTAGTCTTACCACATCCGGCATCACCCACAATCCATGTCACGTTCTTGTATGCCTGTGCGTCGCTCAGCGCAAAAGTGATTTCCTTGAAAGTCTTTCCTTCGTGAAGGTTCCATGAGTCGAAGGCAAAGCCTATCTGCGAAGCGATACGGATAAACATTTCATCACTGATCAGTTCATACTTTCCGTTGCAAAGCTGGCTCACGGTGGCCGAACTTACACCCTGCAAACTTTCTGCGGCACGGTTCAACGTAGGGTAATTGGAACGGTAGGCAATCAGTGCGCTGCGTACCTGTTCTTTCATTTCTGTTGTTAATCCTTTCATTGTTTTAATAGGTATTTAAGTATTGTTTAATCAAATCGTTAGAATTTTCCCAAGCTGTCCAGTTCATCAAACGTCAGGTTCGATACTTTCTTTGTCCAGTCTCCTGATGATGCGAAGGTCAGCGGTTCATCTGCCAGTACAGGCTCTTCCGGAATATCCGTTTCGGGCATCGGTACCGGAGCTTCCAGTGTGCCACGCTTCATTTCTTCGCGGTATCCGTCAAGCTGCTTTTCGCTCACGGCCACCGGACGCGGTATCCGAAGTTGGGTGTATGCTTCGCCCATGGCTTCCTCCATGAAAAGGTCTTCCTGGGCGATGTGCATGGCTGCACGAGTGCGACGGTTGGCATCCAGTTGGGCAAACAGATAAGCGTTTTCCTCTTCGGTGCGTTCCTGAGTGGCACGATGGATCGTGACTTTCGGTGTAGCGATGGCCGCATACTTGGCTCCCGTGTCAGTCACCGCCCATAGCTCGATGCGGGTCATGTCTTCCGGATCGTAGCGGTATAGGAACTGACGGCCCACGTTCTGCAGGTGGAAGCTCATATCCACCAGCCCGTCGTCACCGTACACCATGTAGCTGTATTCCTGCTTGTTCATGCGGAAGATGAAACCTTCCCTGGTGTATTGCACCGGAGCCTGAGAGAACAGCATGAAGATTTCGTGTGCCTCGTAATCATCCAGCGGTTGGGCTTTCGGATTCTCGATGGCGGTGTACATTTCCAGTCGGGTCATGCCGGTAAGGCTGGTAGGATGCTGCATCAAGTTCCATTCTTCGCGGCACTCGGCATACTGCTGTTTCAGTTCCTCCAGCGTGGGAAGAAGGTCGATGTTTGCCATTACCAGGTCGATATTCGCGCGGCTGGAAAGCTTCCTGGCCGTAATGTTCTGACCTGTGAAGTTGTAAAGCTTGTGAAGAACCTGCTGCTGGAACCGTCCGAAAGCAGACTCGATGGATTTTGACTGGCCGTTGTGCGGCATCGTGGTTTTGTGAAGATGACAGAGTTTCTTGAAGAATCCCTGCGAAGCCAGCTTCTTGTGTCCTCCCTGGTTATCGGTCACTATCTCATAAGGCTTCACCTTCCATGTCTGCAGTGCCATCCGGTACGCCATGTACTGGTTGTAGAAGTTTTCGCCGTCACCGATAAAGTAGCCGAGGAACAGTTCCGTGCAGGCATCCATCACCTCGTACACATCCGTGGTGCGTGCCACCCATCGCTTCTGTCTGTCATCGTACGCACGGTAGTAAAGGTTTATCTTTGTACCGTCTGAATACCACAGCGAGTTAGGCATGGACGGCATTACCGTATCGAAGGTTGGCATATACTTGTCCTTGAACTCCCTTTCGCCATTTACTGCGGCATACCACCACACCATCACCGCCGGATCGTTCAAGTAACTGTGCATCGTGGTAGGACTCTTGATGGTCTTCAAGCCGCGAAGCACCGCCTGACGGTTGTACTCCTCAAAGAGCTGCATATCGGTGTAGACAGGGAACTTGCTCCGGCGAAGCTTCAGCAGAAGAGCACCTTCGGCCTTTCCGATGCGGCGTGCGGCACTGTTTCCCAGGTTACCGCTAACCAGTACCACATATCCATCTCGCTTGTAAGCATTGAACTTCTCTCGCAGACGGGCCGGATTTTTCGGCAGTGTGTGGCCTGTAATTTCGCGGAGACGCTCACAGCAAATCTGAACGCTGCTCCATGTTTCCGCACGACGGGCAAAACCTCCTTTGGCGTGTTCCACACTGCGTGCCTTTTCCGTCCGCAGCATTTCGTTCATCACTTGAGCGTTCAAAATGTATTCCAGCTGACGGGCCGGATCAATACGTGGCTCAAATTCCTTGTAGAAGCGTACAGCTTCGGCATCGAACCGGATCTGTGTGTTAATGTATTTTTCCTGCTCACGCTGTTTCATTTCCTCGTATGCGTTTTTGAATGTGTCATCGTATGCTGCACGGAGCCGTTCCGGCATGGAGCGGTAGGCAATCAGGGCCTCGCGTCCGTTACCTCCCCTCTGGAGGAGGGTAAGCTTGCCTTCACGTACATACTTGTCGTAAGTGGGCTTACTGATAATACCACCACGAACAAGCTCCGTAAAGCTGACGCATAATGTGTTTCCGTACATTTCCATGATTAATTCGTTAAGATTGTAGTCCGGCTCCGGGGCTTGAACCCGGATGGCAGCCGCTTTACTAAGTTCTGCAAGCCGTGTGTGATTTATTCCTTTTTATCCTCTCTGTCCATCCGTATTGCAGCAGGTATGAGTGCCAGGCAGAGGCAGGTTGTTATAATCAGGTTCATTGTACCGTCTGTCAGCCGGTTCAGTATGGCTGCTGCCAGTATCAGCAGCAGATAGCGTGTGGTGGTATTGATTCGTTTCATGATTCAATGGTTTTAGTGTAGACTTTAAAAGACTCTTTTTGCGGGTAATAATATTTTCTGCATTTCTCTTTCATTTTTTCAGCTTTATACTCTGTCTCATAATCAAATTCTCTTATTCTTTCTGTGGTTCCATCCAAATTGATGTAATCCACACATATAGTATATTTCTTCATGATTCTATGTTTTGAGTTTTGAGCCATCCCTATTCTCGCGAACCGGAATAGCGAGGTGTATTCATCACTTATGCAGTTGGTTGTAAATTACAGTTGAATAACTTCCGCATACGGGTTTTCCAATTTCTTCAGCTCGTAGAGTTCCGCTCCGTGATTCAAGGCATACGAGCGGATAAGTCTTGCTGTAGGACTTTTAGTGTCGTATGCCAGAGCGGCATCCACTGTACGGGTTGTAACATTTAGTTTCCGGGCGATTTCTTCTTTCAGCTCTCGGCTTGCTTTGATGAGTTTTCTTGTTTCTGCCATTTCGTTATTGATTTATTTAGTTATGAAATCTACCATGTATTCTCTCTGGAAAGATCCATCTTCATGAATGTGTTCCGATAACCAACGAGATGTCATTTTCCGACTTTCTTCCTCATCAAATGCCAATTCTTCCGGTTCAGGAAGAGTCTCAATGTTTTTAATCATTCTCGTTAATTCTTCATATACCTTTTTGGGTATTTGTGCATTACTTAAGCTTACCTTATAGGTTACCTCCACCACAAGTGCTCTAACGGCGATGTTTTCCGATACGTTTTCATTGATTTTATCCATAATTTGCGTTTTTAAAGATTATTTTCTACCTTTAGGGCGTCTTCGGTATTGAAGACTCTGCAAATATCGAAACATATTTCGAATTAAACAAGAAATACTCGAATTATTTTTCGATTTAATCTAAAAACAATAGGTATGAACGAAACTATTTTCGACAGAATCTCTACTATCGTAGAAAAATTTGGAAATGGAAAAAACACAGTATTCGCCTCATTAATAGGAGTTAGCGAAGCTAATGTAAGGAATTACAAAAACGGAGTAATGCCTAAAGCTGACTTTTTGGAGAAAATCGCAAGATGTTTCGATATAAATATAAATTGGCTCCTTACAGGCGAAGGCAACATGCTCCGTACGGAGTCTGGAAAGGAAGAAAACATACCGGTAGCCCATCCATCCGATTCGCCCATGGAGGGCATCCCCTTGATTCCCATCAGCGCAATGGCAGGAGCATTCACCGGTGAACAGACCGTACTGGAATACGAATGCGAACGCTTTGTTGTTCCCACATTCAAGGGAGCCGAGTTCCTGATCAGCGTGAAAGGAAGCAGCATGTATCCTAAATATAACAGCGGAGATATTGTAGCCTGCAAGCGTTTGCCGATGGATGAGCTTTTCTTCCAATGGAATAAAGTATATGTATTGGATACAGATCAGGGACCCCTTATCAAACGGGTAAAGCCCGGATCCGACAAAGAACACGTCCTCATCGTATCGGACAATGAACGTTACGAGCCATTCGAATTACCTTTGGACAGGATTTATCATGTGGCCCTGGTTATCGGGGTTATACGGCTGGAGTAAGCTGTAATATTATAGATGTAGTGAAATAACCAATAAAATAAAAAACGT